TTCCATTTCATATTATAATTCCAACGCGCACCCCATTGTGTGCTCCAATTGAATCGACTTGGTTCAAAACCAACGGGCATATCTCGTGGAGTATAAACCAAACCATCCAATTTATATTTAGAAGCGAACCCTCCAGCCAAATAAGTACCCCATAGCATTTTTGAACGTGAAAATACACCCATTGGATCAGTTCCATCATCATTATATTCGTAAAATTTCTTGACACTCAATGGAACAACGGATGTATCAATGGATGATATAATTGAATTTGCTAAACCGATACGTGATTCATGACCAGCAGCACTACTGACAAGTGGTAGCATTCGAACATCTTTTTCATCGACCATATAACAATCAAAGCAGTAGAACCCTATAATAGGATGGGATACAAATTCACCGACAAGAATACAATGCCGATATTTCGTTTTAACAGCGGCCAAATGAACATTCATATTTGTATCAATGAAATAAGCAATACCGTGTGAATCAATATATAGAATCATCGTTTCACCATCTGCTTTATCCGTTACTGTATAATTTTGAACAATATTCCGCGGAAAAGATTCTACAACATTTTCAATATTCATACTAATAACCTTTGGGCAATAGAATAAGTTCGTTTTTTTATCATCTTCGCGCATTCGTCTATAGCGGTTTAATGCACCATTTAGTGTGCGAAAAATCTGGTTATTCTCGATTTTTGCACCGGGCTTACGCAATTCATTCAATTTTTCAGAATGAGACGACCATAAACTATATGGATTGTCTAAATCGGGCTCTTTCCCCTCAACTAAATCATTCAATTCACCGATTTGCTGTGTCAATGTAGAAATAGCTATCTTTTTAATTTCTTTTGTATATTCAGAGCATATGCGTTGAACAGCACTATTTCCAAGTAATGAATTTGTACGACTAAATAAATTTTGGTGTAAATACGCCAATAATTCATCAAATTTAGCTATATGTTTCATATAATCTGTGGGATTTCCTACCCATTCCAATTCAACTTCATATTTTTCGTGTTCATTCAAACAATTCGATGCAGCGAATGTTTTCGTTGGAACGACATCTTCGCGTCCATGAACAGTTCGCGCCGTTTTATTTGTTTTCACAACTGTCATATCGACTCGAAATTGTTTTGATGCGCTAATATAGCTAACGCGTTTTTTGTATCGAAATATTTTGAATAAATTATCAGTGTTTAAATTCGATTGAACACGCGTATCCATTTCTGTTGCGTATTGGTCAAATTCGGGTTCCAACAATTCTTCTTTGACATTAATACGAATATCAAAATCCGGAACAGCTATAAATATTGAATCTTTTGAAAATTGATCGGGTGAAATTCTAGAATCTGTGATGATCTTTTCACCCCACGTAATTCTTGATTTATACATTTTTGTATATCTACCTTGAACAAATCGATCAGTTCGACAATATGCTTGGATATTATCTAAACCAGTAATAGTATATCGCATAGACAAATCATTGTCTTTTTTAATACTACTGGTATAGAAATTTACATCTAATACTTCGGGTTGAATTTCCCGTTCAGGGAATGTTTCTGCCAAAACTTTTGATAAATGTGTGAATTGTTCGGCACTTATTTTCCGTGTAAAACGTGCCTCAATTTCTAATTGTGGATTTTGTAATCTAAGTTTTAATGCTTCTTCTAAAACTCCACGTGAAGTATCATCTAAAACATGCGGTGCCATTCTATTGGATGTTATATTATAATGTAATGTATTATTTAATATAATCCATTCAATTTTTTATGTATATTTTTACGCGTTTTTTTTCTACGATTTTGTTTATTTCGACGTCTGCGTGAAAACCGCCGCCCACCACCTTCGGTTGTTTTAGGTATAGTCGATGCAATACGCTGCATAATTTCGGCTAATGCTAACTCTTCTATCGGTGGTGTTGCTGGAACTTTTTCTGGGGATGTTCCCATAAATTCTGTGACAACTATTTTTAAAGGATGTATTATTCTTTCATCCATACATGTTAATGGCTTGATAATAATTGTTTCAAGACATTGTTTCAATTCATTTATTAATGATATTTCCCGATATTGTTTGACGATTTCACGCAATTTTGGAATTATTTTTTCATGATAAATAGAGTCATCACCCTCCTTCGCTGATGCTAAATTTAATAATAATTCTTCAATATTAGTTTTTAATATAATTAATTTATCTACTATTTTTTTAGAACGGTCATATAATGATGGAAAACATTTAATCAATTCGTTATAGTCTTTGTGCCATGGAATATGTATATCTAAATATTCTTTCATTCGAGTCAATCCATCATCAATTTGTTTTTGTACAAACGTATTTGTGTGAATATTATCAAAATTTTCAACAAGTCTATCAATAATACCATCAATATTTTCCTTTATTTTATTAATATTATCTTGATATTGTTCAAATGCTGTAGATACATCTGCTGGCTCTTTACTCATTTCCCATATTATAATATGAGAATAAAGAATATAAACGTGTGATATAATATGATATTATATTATACCAAATTATGTCAAATTTAATAGATGATTTCAAAATACTTCGGTCACAAGTATGCTCACAAACAATACCCGATGAAACACTTAAAGAATTATTTCTACAAAATAAATATGATATTGTTGATACATTATTAGCTGTAGAGAAACAAATATCCGGCAAACAAGAGTATAAGTGTATTGAAGCAAATATAAAGCCAATATCAGACGCATGTAAAAAAATAAATGAGTTGCGTCAAATAACGAATGAAAAAGATGAATTTATTCGACAAATGAATAAATAATAAGTTATCAATATGTATAACACATTGATGAAATATTACATTTAAGTTCTGCGTGAACGAGAATTGGAACGAGAATTGGAACGAGAATTGGAACGAGAATTGGAACGAGAATTGGAACGAGAATTGGAACGAGAATTGGAACGAGAATTGGAACGACCACCAACCATCATCCCACTATTAGGGGCAGGGAACAAATTTGGACCCATAGAAAGACCACCCTGATTAACATTCGTTGTATTCACAGCACTAAATGTTCCATAATTACTCGATGTATGCGGTTTAGTAAGCATGTCGTGGCCTTCAGGATAATATGTTGGAACTTTTGCACCCGGATTAAAATATTGAATCGGCATGTGAACACCACGGTATCCACCACGTTGTCTGCGTGTATTACGTTTCAAAGAACGATTTGAACGCGATTTGCGATTAGAACGTTTTAAATTGCTGCGATATACCATTGGTTTATTATATAATACTCAAAAGAAAATAAAATAAATGCGTCAATTAAATAACGGTATTTTGTTTTTTAATTCCATGTTTTTGACAATTCAAAAGACCACATTGTTGGCCTTTTGATTCACCTCGTCTATAAATATAAACGCATACTTGAATGGTATTTTCAGTATTCGCAGTATTTAGTGATTTATTTATTTTATTTAATTGTTTTAAATGTTTATCACAATACGGTTCCATACTTAATATACCACAATTCATCCCTTTTGATTGACCTGACTTAAATGTATAACAACAATTATAATATGTATTATATTTTTCGTGATGCCAACAGTATTGTGCGTTTTTGTTATCGACTACTTTAATATTACACCAGTTATTTGCCGATGTTTTTAAACAACAATATCCAATACCCTTATGACTTTTATTTCTATGTTTTGAACACAACATCAATCCAGTATTACTATGATGCAACGCATTACAATATTTATTATTTGCATTTTGATAACAACAATGGTTATTACCTAATTTATAATCTAACCATACTATTTCTCCCAGTGTTTCCGCATGAATATACTCATTATAATCAATATTTGGTTTTATAGGTATTGGATTCGTTTTTTTTCGACAATAGGGACACTCTAAAATACACCCTCCACGTTTTTTATTGAAAATGAACGCGTCATAGATACAATCGTAATGATATTTATGCCCACACGATAATGTGATACAATTACATTCATTTTCAAACTCCTCGTGACAACAACCACATTTGTTTATTTCTATCATTTATTCATATTTCAAAGCGTATATTTTATATAGTTTATTGATTTATATCTAATAATATATTAATGACGGATTGTATGCTACCACCATACATTTGGAGTAAGCGTGTATTTTGATTAATATTATTAAATCCCAATTCGGTTAATTGTTGTAATTGCTGACTATAATCAACTATTGATGCATTATTTCCTCTTTCGCGATCAGAACGTCGCATCCTGATACTATCTATAATATGTAACAAATGTGTTATCGAACTACTATTTGATGTATGGTTAGAAAATTCACTTACATTAAATATATTGAACGCATAAATAACAGAATTTTCAATAATATGATAATCCGACAATGAAAATCCATTTTCTAGAATATTACCCATATATATTAGTTCCGTTCCTTGTGCTAATTTTCTCCGTATAGAATCAATTGTTGTTTTAGAACTAACAACTAACGATTTATTGATGTTATTATCTAAATGAACTGTTATATCAAAGAAATCCATATATTATATTTGTTATAGTTTATTTTATTACTTGACTAAATATTTAAGTAGATTTAATATTTATACAGGTGAAATAATATAAGATAGTAAATATATACAGATATATAGATAATGAATAAAAATCAACAAACTACGGTTCAAGCTACATTTCTTGATAACGCAAACAAGAATCAATTACATAATTATGTTATGACAGAATTGTCAAAAGAATATAATATTCAACCACAAATTTCAGCAATATCCCAGAAATTTGTTCAAATTATGAATTATATTGCTGAAAAAATACCATTAGACCAAACAAAAACATTTCAACAAAATCTCGAATATTTGAATAGAACAACAATTGAAAAATCACTACAAGGTTTCCGTTCAATGTTGGAATCATACGCACATCAACAAGCACCTCCAAAAATATCACACCAACAAGTGCAACAAGTTCAGCAAGAACAAGAGCAAGAACAAGATATGCCCGATATTAATGATATGTATAGCAAACTTTTAACAGAACGGGATTATAGTTCAGTTCAACCATCAAGTAAAACAGCAAATCAATCATCCTATATAACAGATTTAAGTCCAATTCAAGAAGAATCGTCACGAATGTCAGAATTCCATCGTCGTATGGATAATCTGCGTCAAAATCGCAATGTTTTTCAAGAAGAACGCAATCAACTTGATTTGCAAACCCGTGAGAATAATCATCGCGTTAGTGTATTAGGACAATCATCTTCAAATACCAATGCATCAAACCAAACACAACTTCAAAATTACGCAAATACGTTGGAAAACTCGAATGTATCATATGATGATAAATTTTCAGTTTCGAATGTTGGTCGTGAAATCGTATCAAAAGATGAGATACAATCACATCGTTATGATGAATACAAAGGCATAACCGAAATGAAATACAGACATATACAGCGTCAAGTATTTTTAAATTCAAAGGATAGACGTTGGTTTGGAGATGTTGTTAATAATGTTGTTCAACCTGGTTTAGAAATGGCACGTTATCGTTTTCAATTAAATAATTCCACTACACAAGGTGTCCATTTGCAAAATCGGCATAAAAATATAACTACTATTCGCGTTGTTTCTATTTATATTAGTTTAAATGAATTAATCCTGTCAAATATTCCTCCATATATATTTATTTATATTCCCGAACTTGAAAATCGTTTAGAAACGAGTTTACCTAATCGAAAATTTGTATTTACAATACTAACAAAAGATGATGTTATTGGTAATCAATTAAAATATGTTAATTTTTTAGCAACAAATAATTATGAAATGAATCCTTTGGCTGAATTAAACAATCTAACATTTGAAATTTTGAATCCAATGGGATATTTGTATAATCAAACAAATGATGATTTAAATGTTGTATCTGTTAAACTTAACGACGTATCAAATCCAGAATATATTGTAATAACAACAAACCATACATTTTTATCAAAACAATATATTATGGGAGATGTTCTCATTTTGAAAAATTTTACATTTACAAATAATCCTACTACTGACCTAACCTATTTTGCAAACTATATGAATCGGGATCAGGGACATCATATCATGACTCCAATAACTATAACTCAAGCCGCGCAATACTCAAATCAAATCTATTTGGGCTTACCTCGCAACGCAGATAATACGATTGATTCTATTATCGATGGATTGATATCATTTCCGGATGGAATAACAGATATTGTAGGTGTATTATTGAATATAACCCTGCAGCCATCTATTGTTATGGAAATTACAAAAATTGAACCAGATAGTTCGAATATTAATGTTGGTAAAGTGCAAGTCATATAAATAATGATTTGTATAAATTCGTATAATTATAATTAAAATAATAAATGATAAGATTATATATTTAATATGAAAAAACAAAGATTTGATACATGTATTATAAATACATCATCGAAAGTTTCTAATCAACCCCGTAAAGTATTTTTTCGTGATGAATTGAGTAGTATGGATGAACCAAGTATGATGCTTTCTATACCACATAGCAGTGACTTGGATAGTACAATTTTAACAGCGATTGATAGAAGTGATATTATATCATTGGGTGCATTGATGTATGGTGTTTCACAACAAAAGAAAAAACAACCCGAAAATAAAAAATTTAAACCTACAACATTTATTGAACCTGAAAAATCATTAGTTATACAATCCGATGATTCACCACACGATTTACATGATATATGTTCAATGGAACCTCATACACCTCATGAAGACCCTGTACAACTACAATGTATTCAAGAAGATGGCGATGAACAAAATAAGTATATATACAGTTCTGAATCAACAAATGAACCAACATCTATTGTATTCAGTGTTTCAACCGTTGGAGAAAATGATGAAAATAATGAGTGCCAATCTGAAATAGCTCCTCATCGAAGCGGAGCTTTTATACAAGATATCTATAGGATTATTAGTGATACCCAATCGTTATATTAAATATACATTTTTGCTTTATTATCCAAGTAAATCAAAAATATATAGTATTATGTTATTTTGACAAGAATCGTTATATCATCTTTATTTAAAAATTTAGTTGCTGAAATGGAAAGTGCTTTACGTTTTTTTCTATCCGTTTTTTCGCCTGTTTTTTTATACACATAATTTAATGACGTATTCATATCTTTATCTATATCTTCTATATGGTCTTTAATATAGTCTATAACGTCGTATTGAATTGCCCATCTAAAAAAGTTTAATTGACTAATTGTAGTTGTTATGAATTTTTCCGGGGTGTAATAAAAATTAATACGTTGTGTACGATTAAATGGGTCAAATTGTTTTTTAGAATAACTTTTTAATTGTGATTTATAACTAATATATACTTTGAATATTTCATCTAATGATTGTGTATTGTAGC